AAGAAAAAAGAAGCTGCATTGATTAAACTAGGTCTTTCTGCAAGGGCTGTAGGATCTGCTGCTCAAACAATAGCTGATGAAGGTACTGCTGAAGCGATTGGTGACAGTGAAGCAATTTTAAGAGAGCGCCGAAACTAACAGCCCCAACCACATCAAGAGCTAATTCGCCTTGGATTTGATCTAATAAAACAGAAGCCGCTTTGATAGACGGAAATCTTCGCTCAATAGCACCAACACCGGCACCAGCTTGTACAGCTTCAATAGCTCTATCAATATTCCTGACATTTTTGTCAATTTTTTGAATTGCTTGAATTCCTGAATCGATAGCTTTAGTTCTCGCTGTGGCTTTTAATTCGCCAAACTTACCGCGCTCTCTTAAAATTGCTTCACTGTCACCAATCGCTTCAGCAGTACCTTCATCAGCTATTGTTTGAGCAGCAGATCCTACAGCCCTTGCAGAAAGACCTAGTTTAATCAATGCAGCTTCTTTTTTCTTTTCTGGTGACAATCCCTCAGTAAGGCTTGCAAACTCTTTTTGCCCTGCTGTTAATTCCTCACCTCTAGCAATCTTTGCCCTTTCTTGAGGACTAAGTGCAGCAATTTGCACCGTATCTAAAGCGTTATTTTGTTGATTTTCTGGCAGGTCAATTAGCTCGCGTGTATCGTTTGCATTCCTGCCTTGACCTTCTAACTCGTTTACACGTTGCTGGATTAACGTATTACGTTGAGGGAAAGGTGTATTTTTTAATTTGAATGCAAAATCAGCAGCTTGGTTCTTTTGTTGTTGGGTAATTAATCCCAAATTAACATTAACCTGTTTAAACTGTTCAGGAAATTCAATAGCCAATTGTGCCAAAGCTTGTGTATTAGAAACACCTACTTGTTGTGTAATAGGTTGTTGTGGTTGATCTATACCTAAAGGCTGAGCCGGCGCTTGTGGCACACCTAAAGGCTGTTCCAAACCAACTGGTTGAAAAGGTCGAGCCCCAGGCTGAACAGGTTGAACTCCAAGTTGGGGAACTTGTTGTGGTTGTGTGTCAATTTGACCTAAGAGACTACTAAGACGTTCTTGTTGTGCGGCCTCAGCTTTAAATTGTTCTAAAGTTGCTTTTTGTTGTTTGCCTCTAAGAAATGAATCTAAGATGCTGCCATTAGCCATTAGTAGATATCCCTGTAATCAACGTTTAAATAGCCGTCTTTATGGAACACAGCATTAGGGAATAACACCACAGCTTCTTGAGCAATTACCCCGCTCCTTGGTTGATCGCCAACAAATCTTTTGGCGCTTTCAATCCAATCCCACATATACCAATTTAAACCACTTTTCAATTCATCAATTTTAACAATATTAGTTTTTAATCTAATATCGGAGGGAAAACCAGGTCGAGCCCCTGGAAGGGTAGTAGGTGTAGAGAAAAAGCCAGCTAATTGAGCCACTTGCCCAACCCCAGCACGTTGACCAGCAGCTTGGCCAGTAATACCTGAAGCCGCACCAGCCGCCGCCGTTTGTAATCCTTGTTGAATATTAGTGGCAGTTTGAGCGCCTAATTGAGCCACATTAGTTGTTGTTGTTTGCCCTGCGCCAGATATCCCGGCTAATCTATTCTGAAATTCCCCCAACTGAGTACCGGCTATACCAACAGCTTGTTCTTGTAATGCAGTTCGTATATTGCCACCACCAATTCCACCTAATGCGGTTTGGTTACGTATTAAAGATTGTTCTTGTCTTTCACGTAAGAATTTTTGTCCAGGTGATTCTTGGAATTGCTCAAATGCCACCTGTTGTTGTTCAGGGCCAAGCAATCCTAAGAATTGTTGTTGTTGTTCCAAAGCTGAAATACCGGCTTCTCTGAAGGGAGCCAATTGTTCTTGAGTTATATCAAACTGCCTGCGCTGCTCAGTTATTCCGCGCCTTGCACCCCTTTCTTGGATTTCACCCGCTCTTTTTTCGGCACCGCCAAAAAATGTATTTTTAATACTACTCATTGGCACCCCCTAAAAAATTAGTTGCCTCTGATTTTGTTAACCCCAAACGCCATTGATCAATGATTTTACCATTTTTTTTAATCGAAAGCCTGTTTATACCTTCATCAATAAAACCAAATTTCTTAGTAAAATGATACACTTCAGGGTGAATGACCGGTATTTCAGCATTTAATTTTACATATTGCTTAGGCGCTTCGTTAACAAACCATTCTATTATAAGATTTCCGGCTATTATTCCATATGATCGATATGGCTTCAATACATGGCAGTGAATGTTTAACGTGGAACCATTAACAGGATAAAGCAGCCATACTCCTATAGGGATATCTTCTAAATGAATCATCATATAGCATTGTTGCCCATCCATAGGAATCATGTAATCGTCTATTTCAATACCGTCTTCAGCCACACGCCCGAATATTTCAGGATCTTTTAGGATTAAAAGAACTTCTTCAATGGTTTCAGCACGTTGCAATCTGCATTGTGACTCTGTATCTAAGTTAACTGCCATCCTGTAGATCCCGATCCGGTTTTTTTAATATAAAAATTACTACCAGCCGCCGCCGCCGTATCCAAATATGATTTAAAAGGTTGCGCTGTTACTACCCCTTCGGGGCTTCCTGTGCCATTTATTGTAATACTTTGATTAACTTGCCTAGTAATTGCTTCTAAAAATTCAGTCATTCTAAGCGTGCTTACAACCTCCCCACGGTCATTTAATACAGCTATGGCCGAGAACCGTTCTATTGGTACTATGTTTTCATTAAGCGCCATTACTGAGATCCTGAGTCAATATCAGCCTCTAATTTTATAATAACCGGTACCACTTCAGCAGATACCGAGAGCTTAAACATAGCGAATCTTGGAACACGCCCTAAATTTGGCCAATGTTGTATTTTTTCATATTCACCAACCTTACCTAATGGTCGATCTAATTCATTTCCGAAGGTATTGCCTCCATCAATCGATATCGACATCGTAATTAAAGGATTTTGACCTGGGTCAACGGTATTCCCCACCCCTGATTGAGTGGTGACTTCTAACCAATTAATAAAAAAATTCAATCCATTGTTAGACAATTGACCCGTTGACACATCGCGGTCAATTAATGTGCCATACTCATTTTTTGTTGTTTTGGTAATTTCTCCCACTTTTGCGCTTAGAGTATCCCCTACAAGAATTTTCCCATATGCCTTACCAATAGACGCGACTCTCCATTTTGTTGGGTTGCCATCGGCATTTCTTGATTGCCTTTCATGCCACACGGGCTTATCTAACCTTGCAGACGCCACGGCATCATAACAAAATACAGTATCTGAAAAATGAAAACAGACAAAAAAACCGCCATCAAGAGCATGCGTTGTGGCAAAGACATCTTGTAATTGTTGATCGGTTTCTTGTGATATCACATTATCGATTGCCTCCGTGGCAATCTTTATAGCCGAAGATCCTGTAAACCGCCAAATAGAGGGTTGTTCGTTGGTCCCGCCACCAAGAAACACAAATGAGTTGTCGAAATCCACAATGCTGAATTTAGCTTTAACCCCTTTCTGAACAAGGCCACCTTGTATGCGTTGGAAAGGGAATCCGGCACCCCCTATATTCTGAAATGGTTCGATAGTTTCATTGCCACCTATGTACAAAACATTTCGGTTGACATGCACAGCCACATTATCATCAGGATCGGCCTCGGCAGTCCCAAAATCTAAAGCCCCATATGTGAGCCCGTCATTCGATGCAGATATAAAGAATTTATCTTTTGCGATATGAACAAAAAAACTATCTTTATAAGCAACCTGATTAGAAGGGCCAAGGGAGAAAAAATCAACATCAGTAATAATCGTTAGTGTATCGGGTGATTGAGTAAAAATATAACCGGTAGTCCCTGGCACAACAATACAGAGCTGTGTACCGTTATCTTCCATAGATACCCTACCTGATCCTGTAATAGCCCCTAGATTGTCAGAAGTGCCATCTGAATTAACTCGGAAAAGACTGTTACCGTTTACAAAAAATGGCACAGAATCCATAATATGAAGACCACGGTTGTTATTTGTTCCGTTGGTAGCAAATTGTGTTAATCCGGGGGTGCCTTTTAATTGAGAGATAGATAAAGCATTTGTCTCAGGCACCCCCGGTATCCAATTGATGCATTGTTGAGCGGCAATAGGTCTGGACGAGTCTTCATAAAACCCAGTGGCAATAGAGATTTCTACTATAGTCATTAATTAAAATCCGGTTGTAAATTAATAGATTCATACTCTTGATCATAACCAAGTGCATTTTCAAGCATATCAAAGGCCGCTAAAGTTATAAGCTGAAGTTTTGGTAATGGTGTGTTGTAATCAATACCCAGTCTAGCGGATAAATTCCAGATAAGAGGTTCACCCCATTCAATGGGAAAATCAGGATTGTCTGAATTCTCATCAAAATCCTCTAAAGTTCGCTCAAACGAAAAGCGCACAAAATCATTCACACTTGAGGCGGTTTGCCATACATAAATACGGCCATTAGTTAGCAATGGCGAATAATAAGCATTAACCACAGTACCTTGTGATTCTTTACTAACCTGTTCAAAATATTCTGCTCTTGACCAAATCTCTACAGGAATTTCATTATCGGCAGCAAATGTTTTACGCCTAAAGCTTGTTATCCTCAAAGGCCGTTCTATTAAATTAGTAAATGTAAACACCGAATTGCCTAATGCGGCAACGGAAGGAATTCCGGTTGTAATAGTGATTTGTATTGTTGAATCCACAGAAACAATGGTGGTCCAATGCCGAGTATCATCATCTAATCGAATGCCAACATTATCTGACGCTAACATACCAGCAGAGCTTGTCACCTCAATGACTGTAGATAAAGCAGCTTCACTAGAAGTGGTAGTTGTTGAAATAAAATCATCAAGTGTGGTTGCTTCATCGCCAGATGGGCCAACAAGATAATCAGTTTTACCAACATCTAAAAATAACACCCCTTCTTCTCTTGCCCATAAATGAAGCCCTTGTTTTTGCCATGACTTAACCATGAGATTTAAAGTAAATAACCCATCTCGAATTTGTTCGTCTGACAAAGATTGTTCGGCGCGTTTAACCCCGTTCTTAAAAAAAAGCCTGCTCAACAATATCAAGGCCTGTAATTGAAAAATCTGTGCTGCCAGATGTCGCCATTTATAAATCATCCTGAGTCGGAGGTGTCGGGAAAGTATCAGGCGGTCTTACGCGCGTATTCTTAACATTAATTTTATCTTCTCTACCCCTGATAAATAATTGCGGGTGCGCAGGGTTCCAATTACGCCTATGAGTAAGCAACCCTTTTTGAGTACCACTCAGTTTCACCAGATCAGAGCGTTTATGTTTAAATCCCGTGATATCGTCAATAGCATTGGAATCGCCCAGCCTGAGTGTAGTCCTACGGCTTTTACGTTTCATTACGCATGCCCTGATTTACTACGAGCAATAGCCACTGATTGGGCTTTAGAGCGCCCCTCTTGCCGCAATTTTTTAATGTTAGAAGAGATGGTTTTCTTAGACTTACCCATCTTAAGCGGATTTTCCAATTCTTTTTCAGGCAATTGTTTACCTGCCTCTTGTTGTAGAGTTGCTCGTAAACGTGACATTATCCTGCCTCCATAATTTCAACTGTGCCATCAGCAGCCCCAGCCGCAGTTAAAAGCCAGCCTTTGTAAGGTTCATTAAGTGTTCCAATAGCCCCAGCAATAATAACCAATGCGCCTGCAGCAGGGGTATCAAACGTAGGACTAGATCCTTGAATATCCTGATTTGTTACTGTGATAGTAATCGTTTGATCAGTTAGATTCTGGATAGTTGAATTATATGTAGCTCCACGTTTTGGATTTGCAGCAAATTGCTGTGTTGTGTCTGCTGCAAAAGTTATGGTTGAGCGTGACATTTTTAACTCCTATCTTGCGATTATAAAATATGTGACTGTTGAAGTACTTCCTTCTGGCTCCGCTACCGATATTTGTATGTCTGTTGCAACTATTTGTTCAGTCATATAACCTGTCCCTGCCAGTGTAGAACCTACTTCTACAAATGTAGTACCAGAATCTGGTGAAGCTTCAAAAATAATTCTATTTTCTTTGCATGTGCCTGTTGCTTTAATAACATAAAGAGACACAAGTGTTTCTGTTGTCATAGTTAACACGTTAGATTTCGCATCTTTTACATTAGTATCTAATGTTCCAGTAACAACAACTGTCATTTAATACTCCGTCACAAATACAACAGGAGAACCACTATCGGCGATTGCTGATATTTCTCCTGTGTAAATGTTATCAACTGGCATTTCCCACATGGTAATACCTTTCTCTTTTTCGTTTAGAAATATACCTTTTTTATCATTATCTGTTGTTGCACTTTGCAATTTAATCCAGCATGCTTTATCAGAGAAATTACTGTTTACTGAAAAGTAAATCCTATCGGGATTCGCAACAGCTATTACAGAGCTTGTTGATGAATTAAGAGTAGTCCCACCACTAATAGTACTTTCATCGTTTTCATTTTTATTACGTCCTATTTTAAGCGTCATGCTATATTACCTTAAAATCACTATCAGTCCC